CAGGTGAGCGATTTAAATCTACAATCATAAAATATGTACTATTGCTGAAATCTGTACCAAACATCTCTACAGGCATATCTGTAAAGGTTACAATGTCACCAGTCTCTAGCTGACATCCTTTCATGGGATTAACTACATCACATTGCACCAATATTTTTATATCACCTACAATATTATTATAATACGAATAAAAGTCTGCGTTGCAATCTGCATCTGCTGTAGTGGGAATTGTGCCAACATTTGTATCTAAATTGAGTGTCTTTATACCTTCTTTATCTCCAAGGTTATATTTTACTCTGGAAGTATTATTTAATGCATTAGTAGTAGCATAGTACCGACTTGCATCTGCTGGATGTAACTTATTAGAAATATCCATTTGTGTTACAATGTTATTAATACCAGTAGTGCTGATATTGATTTTATTAATATCCATTTTAGTTAAATTTAATGTAGCAGTTAATTCACTAGACTTTTTTATATAGATATATTTCATTTTCTCATCTGCTGTAAACTTTGCTACAAAACCAAATTCATACGCTAGTTTATCTAAAATATCTTTTAATAAAACTGGCTCTAATTGCCAATACCGAATCTTCCAATTATCTATAGCACGATCTGTATTTAAAACACTCCATGCTTCACCACTATTTACTTCTGGATCAGTGCTTGGTATTCCAGCAAAGCGTTGCAATAAATCTCTATGTGCATCGTGTCCATGACTAATAGCACCATCATCCCATAATGCAGTTAAACCATCAATAGGTAAATAAAGATATTTAAGGCTAGATAAATTAGCAATACTGACATTTGTTTTTGCAGCATCTTCATCGTAAGAATGTTGTACATCTAAATACATTACAAAATCAGTAATTGTAAGTGTTAAGGATCGATCTGCACCACTACTTGAAATGGTACTGCTTAAATTAACTGTATTGATATTATTATTAGATATTGAAAGTCCAATAGTAGCATAATCCGTTGATGATTCTGATTCAGAATTTGCTAAACTACCATTAGTTAGACTAACTGCACTAAAACTTCCAGCTACATTGCCACTAAAATAATCACCAGATGATCCACTATAGCTGATGCGTAAAGTCAATGCTACAGTACCAGATTGCCCAGGTGTAGTTACAGTGCCTTTAATATCTAAATCAACATCGTTTACTTTGCCAAGCTCGGCTGCAAAATTAGCATAAAAGTTTTTTGCTTGGGATGCTTGTGTATTGACGAAATCATGCACTATACCTTGTACCCCATATGAATCCATTAATAAGTTTTTTGCTGTGGTAAAAGTTGTATCAGCATCTTGACTTAAAGATACTGGATTAATTCTAAATCGTCTTCGCATTTCACGCTTTACAATGCCAATATTTGTATTGGCATCATAATCACTATCTAAATTTTTAGTAGTAGCAGTATAGTGATCTGCTTTAATACCTAAAAAGGCATCTGCTGTAGCATCATAATAGCATGGTCTTATATCGCTTGATGCTAATGGAGCAACAATTAAAAAATCAGTTGTATTGCTTTTTCTTTTAAATGGCACAGGAAAAACAGCATTTGCTTGGTCGCGTACTAAGTCTTTATCCCCATGTATTGTATAGTCACCATACACTGTTGGTTGATAGATACCATTAGTAGTTTGTGTTTGTGGAAAAGATATGCCATCCCAAGGACGATGACTATTAATCTGCATAGTCACGTTGCCATCTTGATTTAGCTGTATGTCTACTAATCTTCCAGTAAAGATTTTTTGGCAATCACTTAATGTATCTTCATTGAAAAATTGAGCATAAACCACTACTTTACGATTTATATAATTACGCTCTGCATTGTTTAATAAAGTTTTATAAAATTCTGTTCCTTGTGTTTCAAAATTAGCACTAGTTAAAGTGATATTTGAAGTGCTGGATGTTCCTAAAGTAATATCAATGCTCTCTCGTAAACTGATATTTTTATTTAACACTGATCCATGATAAAAATTATTATCTACAACTGTATCACGAAATGCTAATCCAAATGCATAAATATGCTTTGTAAAGCTACCATTTGCCCACACTGTAGCATCTCCTGGACCGGCAACTTTATTATTATTTTTTACAGCACCATTATTACTGTTTGTGCTAGAATCATAAACTGTATCACCAACACCTTCATCTAGTTTCCAATATGCTACCAAACCAGTAGCTGTATTATCTACTACAGTTTGATAATGATTGCTGATTTCCTGATCAGTGCGTGCAATATTCCAAATCCGAATATGAGCCATTTTGCCGTTAAAATAAGTACCCGATGCATAGTTCTGATTCCGACCGACAAGTAATTCAACAGAAGATGAATCACCACCAGATGGATCAGTTGTTGCACTACTTGTATGTACTAAAGCACCATTTTTATACATCCGAATTTTATCATCTGCATTATTTCGAGTTGCACATATATGTGTCCATGTTCCAGTACCCATGCCAAAATCTGTATCTTGTTCAGATACTGCACTACCAGAGCCATATTCGTATGATACTGTTAAGTCATCACCAGAAGGTATCGATAAATTAAATGCTATGTTTGTTTCTGATGCTTCTGGACTATCTTTAAAACCGAGAGAAAGAATTGGTTTTGCGCCAGTTGTATCTAACCATATCCACAACTCGACAGTCCAACTATCATAGTGACCATCATCCTCTGCTAAAATATCGCCAAAGTTTAAATAATTATTATCTCCATTCAGAAACTCCATCGAATTATTATTATCTGCGGTAAACTGAAATAACCAATTTTCATTTACATCTGGTGCAATAGGCGGATTGCTTAGTGCCATGCTACGCTAAACCTTGACTAGCTGCTTTTTCCAATTGTGGAATCAAATTATCTCTGACAAACTCATCATTACCAATCATATTGCCTTGGATATTTACAGTAACACCACCAGACGCATTGCCAGTGTGATTCATCTGTGCCAAATTCTGCAAGCCTATATTTTGCACTGCTTCTCTACGCATTACAAATTCACCAGCTTGTGCTAAGATAGGTACATTATCTTGGCCTTGCACTTGGCCACCTTGAGCAAATCGTTGAATACCATTGTTTTTAATTAACCCACCAGTGTGAGCTATCGGCATTGAACCTATAGCAGAAAGTATTGCTCCAATTGAACCAACTGGTCCACCAGCAATAGCAAGCAATGCTCCGGCAGTCCTTATAAATTTTTGCATTTGTTGCCCAGCATTGTCTGTTTCTGTATTCATTATATTCATTGCATTACCTAAACCACTTATTGCTCCAGATAATTGATTAGAAACAGAAACCATATCTTTTCCATTTTTAATTGCGTCTACTCTTGCCTGTATTAATCTCATCACTGCTTCAGCTTCTTTTATTTCTGCTTCTGTAGTAAGGTTTGATGCATTTATTTTTAATATTCCAAGAGTTGCTAATTCACGATCAAATACTAATTTAGTTTTCATCAAATCAGATAAATTTTGTTCTGCTTGAAAAATAGTTTGAGCAATCCGAATACGTTTTTCATCTACATCATTATTTTGCATAGTAAGCAACACTGTATCCATCATTATTTTGTTAATTCGCTCTCTTGCATCTGCATCT